TTTTTAGTGTATTGTTTTTCTTGGATACATATTTTTCTGGTCGTTCATATGTCCCTTTAATTATATTTATGTATTTTTCTTTTGGTATTTCTCTTATTACTTTTGTTATATTTTCCTTTAAGGCAACTATGGGTTAATCCATCTAATTTTTGTAATCTGGATTTCAACATACTAAAATAATTTTCTATAGAATTGGTAATCAATTGATTAATACTATTTTTTCTATTTTCTGTCATTATATTATCTCCTGTCCAAAAGCAATATATTATATTCATAGTAAATTAATATAATATATTTTTTATTTTTTAACTAATATCCCTTGAAATACAAAATATAATTTCCAGAAATTGCAAATGCTAATTTCAATATAGATGTTATTATAAGATATGTAACAATAGTATAATCAGAACCATATATGTTATGATTTAAACCAATACCTAAAAGTACTAATACTTGAATAAAATACCATATTGTAATAAATAGTATTGATATAATATAAATACAAGTAATAATACATGGAATTATTTTTTTGATAATCCTCTTACTCGATAACAAAAATAATGATGGTAAAACAAATGAAACCATTATACACGATATAATACCACTAATTAATAAGCAATTTTTTATACTAACATTTATATTAAAAGCAAACTTGTCAAGATAAATTTCATATTTATATGCATAATATATATCCAAAATTGGTATTGGAGGTATTGTAACAATAAGTATTACAAATTTTAAAAATCTAATTATATTTATTTCATCATATTCTATATAAATTGTATGAATATATGATTCGCTTATTTCATTTGGAATTTGATATACTTCAATTGTTGTATATTCTGATTCAATATCAGTATCTGATGCACTAGAGGTATCATCATTATGAATGATATCAACTCTCATTTTATTGTATTTTCATCGTTAAAATTAAGTATTTTTGTTTCATTTTTTTTAATTGAGTGTAAATTATTTTCTTTTGTTTCTTTTATTTTAATCTGAAAATAACGTTTGTATTTTTTTACTCCTTCTAAAGTATAACCATCTGATTTTCGAATCGGTTCCATTTTATAACCATAAGTATTTAATATTTGTCTAATTAAATTTAACAATGGCCATTTTTGAGATTTTTCAGCATTTTTTTGCAGACTAGTCATAAAAGAAGAACTATATTTTTTCTTTAAATTTGATAGCATTTTTTTTATTTCATCATATTTATTATCAGACAATAATATTTCTCTCTCTACAATTGTATTATTAAGTTCATTAATTTGATTAAAGTTTATTCCAATTATTGTAAAAATTTTTTTACTATCTTCATCCATAAATTAAAAGATATTTTATTTATTTTTTAATTAAATCTGGTTCTCTTACTGGTTTTAAATTATTTTATAGAATATTTATTTAATTTTTGATGTAAAATTATTGAAGTTTTACAATTTATTATATAAGTATAAATTTTATAACTTAATTGTCATATTGTTCACGATATGACAATTTATGGTTTGGATTAATATGGTATGTTTCTAAGTTGTGTAAATTTTCTATTTCCAATATTATAATTACCAAATACTTTATTAGATACATGACATGCTACTATTATACCATCATAACAAAATGTTTCTTCATCAAAATCTGCAGATGCAATTATTCTATAATTATTTTGTGTTAATAAATCAATACATTTATAGTGCAAATCGTTGCTATGTGTTGAAATAAATAAGTATTTAATTTTATTTTGAACTAGTAATTCTGTTATATCTTGTAACATTTCTAATTCATAACCTTGAATATCAGAATGTAAAATGTCAATATTTTCTATATTTTTTTCGCGAACAAAATTACATAAATTTATTTCTGTTTTACCTATAAATCCTTGTGTAAAATCAGCATTCACATTATTTATTAAACAATTCATTTTACCCAAATTTAAATTTTCTAATTCTGGTTCAATGCAATAATTTTTAGCATTTTTAATTACTTTATTGAACCATATAGTATAAAATGCCCAGTATGAACCAAGTTCTATCATAGTCCCATTTTCTGGTATATCTTTTAAAATTAAATCAAACATTCTTTCTTCAGCAGGTTCATGACATCCATTGTTTAATAATAATATTTTTGAAAAATCACCATAATACCCATCTTTTAATACTTTTATTCCATTATGTAAAGTTACACAACCATTACAAACATTTCCTGCTTCTGCACAACGTTTTATAAATAAATTATTTGGGTCACTTATAATATCAATAAATCTTTCTTCAAATGTATTACCTTTTTTATTATTTATATTATAATCTATAAATTTATTACAAAAATCTAAAGAATCTAAAGAATCTAAATTTGTTAAAGAACTCATTTATATAATTGTTGTATAAAAAATATTTTATAAACTTATTATATTTTACATAAAATCAATTAACAATATGTATTTTTTAAACATTGAATTCAGGAATGCTATAATTTTCGCCAATTTTAACATATTTTGCAATTATTTTAGGGTTTATTTTATTACTAACTATATCTTCTACTTGATAAACATTGTTATTTTTGTCAATATAGTAAATAATTCCTTGTATATCTTGAGCAAAAACCTCTACTTTTTGAGTAGTATTAGTTGGTTCTGTATTAATATCAACGATACCATGAGGGGTTCCTTTTAAATGTGTACCACAATATTCGCTTGAATCTTTTTTTCTTCTTGTACATTGTTCATTGCTTGCTCTTTTTGCGCAACATCTATCAAAAATGGGTACAAAATTTTTAACTCTTTTTCTTTTTTGGAAATCTTCTTTTACAAAATACAAACGTTCATAATCATAAATATATTGTAATAGTTGATTCATTTGTTCACAATTTGTAAGTCCCATTTGTGTGACTTTTTCTCGAATACTATCTTTGAATGTTGAAATATAAGTATCTATCTTTTTGTTTAAACGTTTTTCCATATTGTCTTTATATTGTATAATATATTGTTTATTCTTTAGTTCATTTTTTTTATTAATTAAAAAATATATTTAAAGACAATATTTATCAATAAATGCATTAATTAGTCATTTAACAGATAAATATTTGATTCATTTTCGTCTAGGTAATTTGTATTAATATTTAAACCTAAACAAATTTTATCATAATATGTTAATTTTGTATCAACAGCATCATTTTTTAAAAATTCATAAGATGTATTAAGTTCTATTACAGATTGAGGTAATAAATAATCTGCCATAAAATATTTTGTAATCAATAATCTATACATTTCAATAAAATGTAAATTTGCTGGATGATTTATTGTATATGATAACCTATAATTTTTATAATTGTCAATAATAAAATCTATTAGTTCTGGCCATTTTGCTTTAATAAGTATTTCTATATATCTTTTTACTTCTTTTTTTTGACAATTTTGTAAAATATTTGTAAATTCTTCTAAAGATATTTCCTTATTTATAAATTTATTAAAATCAATTTTTATATTTTTATGATTAATTAAATCTTTTGTATACAAACATATATTATTCCAATTTGGTAAAATAATTTCATGTTTAAATGAAGAATAAACTCTAAAAATACATTTTTCATAAATACGACTCGTATTAAAATAATTAAAATTTTTTAAATATTCAGCAATTAATATTGTAGAATTAAATAGTTGCGTCTTTATTTGTTCATTATATATAATTTCTTCTGATAACTCAACCATTTCTTGCATATAAACTAATACACATAGGTAATTATATTTATTTCCAAATAATTCGTCATTAATTAAATAATTTAAAAATGGTGTTATTCTACATGTCCCTATTAATAATATATTTTCATTTGAATTATTATTTATAACCATTATTTCTTTTTTTTCATTAATAGAGCAAATATCATTTACTGAAACTATTTGCATTTTATATTATATATTTATATATTTTTATATTTTTATATAAACATGTGTAAAATTATTAAGGTAATACAAGATAATCACAATGAGTTAATTTATATATTCTTTTGTAATTTAATTCATACAAAAATCTTATTTTTTCGTCAGGATTATTGTCAAAATTTTGAATTTCTATAAATATTATTGGCATATTATTTGTGATTGTATTTTTTAAACCTTTTAAAACAGATAATTCATGACCTTCAACATCAATTTTTATAAAACCTATATTGTCTAAATTTAATCCATCTCCTTTTACACAATTTATTTTCAAAATTGATTCATCATTATCATCAGTTATTCTAAATGCACCAAAATTATGTTTACTATCATAAATAGCATTCATAAATGCTTCAGTATTTGTATCTGATAATGCAAAATTAAAAGGAATTATATTTGTTATTTTATTTAATTTTATATTTTTTTCTAAACATTCAAATATTTTGTACTGAGGTTCAAACGCATAAATATTATTTTTATTATTTATTATTTTAGAATAAACTACACTCCATATACCTATATTTGAACTATATCAAACATATTTTTATCTTTTGGAATAATTTCACTAAGTACAGCCAATAAGAATTTTTCAAATAATTTACCATTTCTTAAACAATCTGATATACATGTGTCATTTTTCATGACAACAAAACCAAATTTTTCTGCTAAAATTAATTCTTGTTCAATATTTAAATTAATTTCTGTATTTATATTATCATTATTTTTAAATTGAAATATCTCATGATATTTATGGTGAATTTCACTTAAATCTGATTGAACTATATCAGATAATTTTAATTCAGATGTTAAATTATTTCCATGTCCCAAACCAATTTTATAAGCTAAATCTATATATTCATTTGACATTTATATATAAATATAAAATATTTATATTTATATTTATATTTATATTTATATTTATATTTATATTCGAATTAAAGGTATATCATAAATTAAATGTGCTATATTAACAAAACCAGATATATGGTTATAATTAGTAAATGTTTTAATTTTATCTGCTTTTGTAAGTACAAAAAATTCAAATAAGGTATCTTTAATTATATCTTTGTGTTGTTCATAACCTAAATGACCAATATGTATATGAAATAAAAATATATTATGATTACTACTCATAATAATTTCTTTAAACCGAGTAGAATCACTCATCAAAATATCATTAGTCTCTTTGTATTGGTTCATAATATTTATGTAATTTTGAAAATCAATAGAATTTTGATTACGAACTAATAATTCATCACCTAAACGAAAGTGTAAAATATTATAATTTTCTGGAGTATTTTTTGCTATTTTTAAATCATTAATGTATTTACTAAATTCATCATTTGGTACAAGAATATTTTTTACAAAATCTTTACATTCTTGAGTAATTTCACCAATTAAATGACTATTTGTTAATAAACAACAGACATCACTTTCACTATTTTGTATAAAATTTTCAATATCTTCTGGATAAACAAAAGGAATATTATTTGCATTTTCTAATACGTAATCACTATATTCATGTTTAATAACTTTTAAATAATTAGATAAAGGATGTAGTTGAATATCTACAAAAAAATTAAAATTATATTTTTTTGATAATTGTAACATACTTATACTTCCACGTAATATATCTCCTAATCCAAAAAAATTATTATTATCATCTGCAACCAAATTATTTACTTTTTGTGTCCATGTTAATATAAATGTTTTCATATTATATTAAATATAATTATTTAAATTTCCAAAATCTTTTTTATTTTTTCTAAAATTTCATCATTTATTCCACCATATGACCAATTTTGTATAAAATATGAATCAATAATATTATTTATTTTTGTTTGATTTTCCATTAAACAAATAGGTGTAGGTGTAAAAATATAATCATTTGAAAAATAATGACAATAATATCCTATATATTCAAATTCTGTAAAAACTTTTGATAATTTGTCAAAAACATTTGTTGTTGAATCTTCAACATTTATATTTTCATGTCCACATCGATTTTTACAATAATCTTCATAATCAACATTATGCAATTCTTTAAATTTATTGGCACCATTTTCTAAACTTTTTGTTGTAAAAATAAAAGGAAATCCGTTACTCATATAATGAATAGTTTTAGATACTTTTGTTGCATCTTCACATGCTTTTTTCCATACTCTAAAATTTACATTGTTTGGTTCATCTTCTATTCTCAAATATTTCCATTCAATTTTGCCGTCTTCTCTTATTAAAGAATTAAAATTTAATGGTTTTTGTAATATTAGGTCTGAATCTAATAGAACCACATATTTCGTTCTAACATCTTTATAACAATCCAATTTTACTTGCATTTGTTTGACATACCCATGATAATTATAGTGAACTGGTATTACTCTAAAATTGATAAAATCCAAATTTTTTATTAAATTATATACATCTGTAAAAACAACATCATGTGTGTATATAATAATTTCAAATATATTAGATGTATCTAAAAATTTTTTTAATGATAATAAACTATACTCAATCCATTGTAAATCATTTTTATAAGTTTTATAAACTATTGTAAACTTATTGTCAGTTATATTTATATTTTTAACATTAAAATATGAAGGATAATTCACAGATTTATGTTTATAAAAATCATCAAATTGATTTTCTTTTATATATTCATAACCATTTGTAATTAATAATTCTTTTATTAAAGTTCTAGTTGGTTCTACAAAATTATGTTCTACATTAATAAGTCCAAAAATATATTTTTTTAAATTAACTGATTTTAATATTTCTAATTCACTACCTTCAGTATCTAATGATAAATAATCAATAAAAAATGGTGCATTATATTTTTCTAATAAATCATTAAAAGTTATTGATTTTACTTTTATTTGCTTTCTATCATTAGTTACTAAATCTTTATGAATGTTCAATTTTTCCGAAATACCTGATAGTAAACTATTATGATAAGAAATATCAAAAACAATATCTTTATCGCTTTCTTCATAAACAACTTTATTACAACATAAAGTGTTTGGTCTGTTATCACATAATAATTTGTATTTATCAGGAACAGGTTCAACACATATTCCTTTCCAATTATAACATTTTTCTAATAAATAAGTATTTGATAAATCTATACCATCACTTGCACCAATTTCAATATAGTAACCATTTGTTTTATTATTGTAAAATTTTAAAACCTCTAAATCTTGTTCTATTTGAGAATAATTCATGTTATTATATAATAATATAAAAAAATAAAATAATTTGCATTTATAAATTAAATTGGGTATTTAAAAAGTTTGTTCTTCTTTTGGTAAAACTACTATGCAAAGTACAATAAAAATATAAAAAAGCATATACACTGAATATGTACTTTTATCTATCCCATAAAAATCAAATATTTTTGTTAAACAATAAAAAAAAAGAATTGTTAAACCTATTAATGTTACTGGGTCCATTACTATATTATTATTTTATATTATTTAATAATAATTTTTCTTAGAATGTTAGCATTTATATAATTTCATATTTTTCTGTTTCTTTATTTATAGTATTTTTATTTATATAATGATAACTTAATGGTATTTGTTGCTCATATTCTTTTATAACTATTATTGGTGTATTTTTTAAATATTCACCATTATCTAATTCCGTATGTCCTAAATAAACACTATCAAATGTTTTAGACCATAATCCATCATGGTCTGATATTCTCATTGTTAAACGTTCAATATTTTGGTCAAGATTTGAATCTTGTAAACGTTGCTTTTTAATATCAGAATTATCTATAGGGTCATTTAATATATTTTCTATATATTTAACATTACCTGTAAATAATGCAAAACGTATTATGCATTCATTTTTGTCATCTTTAAATATATTTTTAAAATCTGTAAAATAATAATATGGACCTAATATTGCATTTTTGTTTTGCATTGATTCACCAAATACGTATTTAAAATGAGCTTTACTTTTAGAAGATGCGCTAAAACCTATTATAGGTATTTCGTAACATTCATTATTTTCATCTGTTAAAAAACAAAGGTCTTCATTAAATGTAAATAAATTTTTTATATTATCATGTATTTTTATATTACAAATTTTTTGATGATTTACGATTTCATCAATTATGCCAAACCATAATGAGTTATTACTATAAATATCATTTACATCTATTTCACAATTAGTAATATCAAAAAACAAATATAAGTTGTTTTCAAATAAATCAAAACCATTAAAACAAGATGTTTCGATAAATTTATTTAAATCATCTAACATGCACAACCCAAATAAAAATATTTTACTATAATTTATTAATTCTGTTAAATTAAAATTTTTAAACATATTTATTTCTGGTAATTCAAGTACATCTTGACCTTTTTTTTTATGTAACAAAAAATTTAAAAAAGGGATTTTTGATTTATTATTTATTTTATATGCACCTATATATACTTTATCAAATGTCGAAATATCATCTGATAAATACAATAAAAAATTATTTTTTGCTTTATAATTATAATATTTAGGTTCAACTGGTATATATTCGTCGTCTTCCATTATTATAATTATAACTATTTATTTAACTTATTTAAATAACAAATATTATTTATTTATTTTACGTTTAATTGTTTCTTTTATTTGTTCTTCACGACTATCCATTACATATTTAGCTAGTTCTTCTGCGATTTTTGTATCTGTTTTATAATAATTTTGCAATGCAGATAACAATGTTTTACCATTTATAGGTTTTTTTACTTTATTTTTTTTGTAAACTAACGCACCATCGTTAATATCAAAACAATCTATTTCATTTGTTTTCATAACAGATACTAAATTTTCTGTCAAAAATTTTTTTTTGTTATTTAACTCTTTAATTTTAGATTTAAATTCGCTAATTTCATTATCTATCTTTATCCATTCTTTAATATTATTTACTAATTGCTCTTTTGTTTCCATTAATTAACTATTATAATTTATATTTATATTTATATTTTATTATATTTCTTCTTTTACTTCTTCTTTTACTTCTTCTTTTATATTTGAATTATTTATATTTTTTATATGTCGTTTACAATAAGCAGAATCATATACTTTACACCCACATGGTGTACCTTTTTTAGGTCCTGATTTCAAAATTTCAATACATTGTATATGATTTAGATTTACATGAATAATATTAGATGGTCCTAATATTACATTTTCTGATAAAATATTTTTATGTTTTTTTATTTTTTTATCCTCAACTTTTTTCTTTTTAGCTTCTTCTTTTTCTTTTTT